CTGCTGTAACATTTACATTCGGTTTATCATCTCCAACTACTGGAGACTATACTTATCCTGGCTCTGGTTTTATTACATCTCTAGAGGTTAGTGGTGGTACAGAAGATGCACCAACTTACTCTGTTTCAATAGAGGGTAGTGGAGCATTAACTCAGAATGATATTTAATAATTTCTTTGTTGGTTGGGGTATGGGCTTCGGCTCTGCTCCAACTGACATAATTTAAAACCAATAAAGATATGTACGAAGTAGTTATAATTAACGGAAAGGATTACCCAGTAAGATTTGGAATGAACTCGTTGAGGTTATTCTGTAAAGATACTGGAAGAAGTTTAGCTGACTTAGATAAGCTAGGAGATGGTATGAGCTTAGACGATGCTTGTTATCTAATCCTAAACGGAATAAAAGACGGCTCTAGAGTGAGTGGTCAAGAATGTTCTTTAAATGTTGATGATGTCGCAGACTTGCTAGACGAAGATTTTGAGGCTTTAAATAAAGTGTTAGAAGTATTCTCAGAGCAATTCTCTGCTAAATTTGAAACGGAGGGAAACGACAAAGCCACGAAGAAAGTGGCGAAGAAAAAGAAGTAACTTGGGATAAGTTAGAAGCTATAGGTTATGGCTTCGGATTATTACCTCAAGACTTTTGGAGTTTGACTTTCCACGAGTTTCTGTGTATGCAGAAAGGCGTAAACGATAGAGTAGAGAAAGAACAGCAATGGGAATGGGAGAGAGTGCGATGGTTGGCTTGTGTTAATTTACAGCCACACACTAAGAAAGGACAAAACCTAACTCCTCAAAAGCTGATGAAGTTTGAATGGGAGAAAAAGAAAGTTAAGACCGACATCGAGAAACAAAAGAAAAGGGCTGAATATATTAAAAAGAAATACGAATTGCTAAATAAAGACAATGGCTGAGAAAACATTAAGTATTAAATTAAGCTTAAACGATAAGCAATTTATGACTGGATTGAGGAAAGCAACCTCATCTATGAAGAAGTTTGGTAGAAACTTACAGAAGACTGGTCAAAATTTAACTCGTAATTTAACTCTCCCTATTGTTGCTATGGGTGCTGCTAGTGTTAAAGCTTTTGATACTCAACAAAAAGCTATAGCACAAGTAGAGGCTGGTCTTATTAGTACTGGTCAAGCTGCTGGATTTACTTCTAAGGAGTTACAGAAAATGGCTTCTGACTTACAAGCTAAGACTTTGTTTGGCGATGAGGTTATTTTAAAAGACGCTACTGCTCAACTTTTAACCTTTACTAATATAGCTGGAGAGCAATTTGAAAGAACACAAGTCGCTGCTTTAAACTTAGCAACTCGTTTAGATGGAGATTTAAAGTCTGCATCTATTCAACTAGGTAAAGCCTTAAATGACCCAATAGCAAACTTATCAGCTCTTAGTCGTAGTGGTATTCAATTCTCTAAAGACCAAAAAGAAGTTATAAAGTCTTTAGCAGAAACTGGTAGATTAGCAGAAGCACAAACTATTATTCTAGATGAATTAGAAAAGCAATACGGAGGAGCTGCTGAGGCTGCTAGACTTGCTGGACTAGGACCATTCCAAGCATTACAAATGGTTTTATCTGATTTGTCTGAGGAGTTTGGAGCTTTGATAATGGAAAACCTAGAGCCATTCAGATTGAAAGTAGAACAGATAACAAAGTTTATACAAAACTTAACACAAGAACAAAGAAGAACTCTAGTCTCTTTTGCTGGTTATGCTGCTGTCATTGGACCAGCTTTGTTTATTATTGGTAAATTGTCAATCGCAATAGCTGGACTATTAAAGAATCTCAGACTTTTTACACTTTTTATGGCTACTAATCCATTTGCCTTATTTGCTGTAGCTGTAGCTGGTTTAGTAAGTATAATGGGTTTTGCTATACTAGACACAGAGAAGTTTATTAAGACAGCTTTAAAAATGGGTAGAGTAGGTAAATTTATAGCTAAAGTAGTCTTAGGTGCTTTAGCAGCTATTTCTCCTAAGTATGCTGCTTACTTTGCTGTATTAGATGATGTAAGTGAGGAGCTTGACGAACAAGAAAAAAATCTAAAAGACTCAACAAAAGAAGTTGATGCTAATAAAGATGCAGTAGACAAATTAACTAAAGCAATATCTAACTTAAATATAGAGACTGGTAAAGGCAAGACTATAAAAGTCGCTAAAACATTTGAAGAAATAGAATCTGCTTTAGATGCTCTAGATTTAGAGGAAATAGGAGAGGAGGAAGAATTAGAGGAAATGGCTTTTGATACTTCTAAAGTAGTAGAAAAATTCAATAACTTAAAAACTGTAATGCAAGAAGTAAATGGAATGTTTACTCAATTTGGAATGGATATAAGAGGAGTTTTTGTAAATGCTTTACAGAGTACTGATGGATTTTTTGTTTCTCTAATAGATGGAGCTAAAAGAGCATTGAATGCCTTATTAGCAAATCTAGCTGTTATGTTAGTCTTTAATGCTTTACTAGGTGGTACTAAGTTAGGTGCTTCTATGGGATTGACTGGTTTGAAAGAAATAGGTGGAATAGGTCAATTATTTAATGCTAAATCAATGTCAATTGGAGATAGTGTAGGAAGTACTGGAGGATTAAGGTCAATGATAAATACTGGAGGCTCAACTGAAGTATTTGGTGTAATAAGTGGAGCTGATATATTACTAAGCTCAGATAGAGCACAAGCAAATAGAAATAGAACAAGAGGATATTAATGAGCAGAGAAAAGAAACTAGAATTAAGTTTACAGAGTGACAATGGCACTTACTATAGAATAGACGTTTATAACAATAACGCTATTTCTTCAACTAAATATACTCCTAAGCTAGGTGCTGATGGTTTTACTTTAACTTATCAGACTGACAATGATAATCGTTTTACTGGTTTAATTCCAAGTGAAGTTAGCTTTGATATATTAGTTACGGAAGATGGAGAACAAGCAGTAGTTAATGATATTAGAGGCTCTGTTTATGGTGGATTTGATATGTCTATTTGGAAAAGCTCTGATGATGTAACTTATGAGCTATATTGGGCTGGTTTGTTATTAAATGATATATCTCCAGAGCAAGACATCTCAAGACCAACTAGAATTAAATTAACTGCTGTATGTGGTTTAGCTCCTTTGAGAGACATAGATTTTAATGTAGATACTGGTTACAGTACTCCTTCTAGTTTCCAAACTTTAACCTACTTTCAAAACATATTCAATAATCAAATAGGTTTACAAGACTATTACTGGGGTGTATCTGATGACTATATTTTAACGTCTGTAGATTGGACTACGGACACTATGACAAGCGTAGAATATAGAGACCCATTGGTAGCTAGTAGGTTTAATTTTATGGCTTATGTTGATGTCGATGATGAGACTGGTACAAAACAATTCAAAAGCTCTTTTGAGTTATTAGATAACGTTTGTAAGGCTTGGGGAATGAGATGCTTTTTATCTGATGGTAAATGGCACTTAATACAAGTAAATAACTATGATAATTGGAAAGCACCAAACACACATTATTACAGAATATATTACAAGAATAGTGGCACAACGATAGCAGCTAGTGGAAGCACAAGTTACACTACAACAGAGGGAACAAACATAAAAAGATATGGAGGCTCGTTTGATTTCTTACCTATTTTTAGAAGTGTAGAAACTCAATATAATCATTTAAGTCCATTTGATATGCCTTTCTTTTATTATCAAAATAATGTTGATAGTGCTACAAGCTCACAATTTCAAGCTACTTCAAATGAAATTCCTATTTGGAATGGTTATAAAATAAGCAATGTATTAGTTTCTAATGCTTCTGGTGCAACTGAGCCATATTCTATCAATAATGCAGATGATGACAAATTAGTAATATCTCTTGGTAATATTACTAGTGTTACTGGAAGTGGCATTTTATTTAATAGAAATTTTGAGATATATCCTCTAGTTAGTGGAATGAATTTCACAGACGTAAGTGGTACAAACGAATTTATAACTACTAAAATTTATGCTAGATTTAAATTAGTTGGTAGTTCCCAAACTTATTACTTTTTACTTTCAAACTTTGTAGAGCAAGATTGGATAACTTCAGACATATTTACTTTATCTAGACAGTTTGGTTATGCTAACTTACAACAACCAAACCAAAACCAAAATATAGTAAACTTATATTGTCAAACAACTGAAATACCAGTAGATGGAGAATTATTTTTAGAGGTATTTGCTAGACCATTTTATAACAATTTTGCTGGTCAATTTGATGATAGTCCAGCAGTAATAGAAATAACTGAAGCAACAACAACTATAGACCCTTTTGATATATTGATTTATTCTCCACCAGAGACTGATGAAGAGCTTGGTATAATTTACACAATAGATGATACTGTTTCTATAAAAAAGTTTTTTAGAGCATTCAATCAAGTAGGAGGCTCTACAATAACAAACGGTGTAAAGTTTGATATACCAGAATTATTTATAGGAACTGGTCCAACAAGTGGAGCTGTAGGTAGAATAGAAACATATAACTATACTACTTCAGCTTGGGAAGATGGAACTAATGCAACTTGGAAAGCATATAATACTGGAACTGGCACAGAAATAACACAGCTTTTAGTTGAGGAAGTTATGAAAGGTCAAGCTAGTGGAGCAAGAGTATTTAACGGAAGTCTAAAGCTAACAAGTGGAGAGCTTAATTATTTTGAAGGAATAGAAATAGATGGAACTGCTTTTATACCTTATCAAGTTAGTTATAATGCTAACGAAGATACTTGGTCTGGAGAATGGTATGGAATTGATTTAAGTGGTAATACATTGAGCTTAGTGACTGGTACTATCTCACAAATACAAGCAGCTAACGAATTTACATCTTGGTAATATGGGAAATATAAGAAACTACTTAAGAGGGGAAAGCGTAGCAGTAGTAAGTCAAGATACTACTAGCTTGACATTGACTTTTATCAATATAATACCTACTACTAGCACTAGTACACTTTTAAAAAGTGGAGATAAAGTTTATATTATTTGCGCTGATACTGGCTCTAGTATAGAATTAACTTTAGATGCTGATATAAGTTACAATTCAACTCGTATTACATTTGCTTCTACTACAGTCAGTCAATTAATTCCTGGTGGTAGTGTTGTTATATTAGATAGAGAAAATAAATACGATTCACTATTTAGAGACTATACTATAGTAACTCATAAACTTTTTGAGGTAGGTAATACACACGCAAATACAAACCTAATCAATCCACAATATCCAACAGACATTTCAATTAATGCTGGTGCAGTTTGGGCTGATGGAGATACAATATCTAACGAGGCTACTGTTTTTAATATATTTAGAGCTCCACACAACGGATGTAAAATAGAGAGAATTACTTGGGATATTAACACAGATTCTACTACTGGTCATAACGGAGTATTTGAGTTATGGCAAAAGAGAATAACAGAGAACGGAAATAATGCATCTCTAATATCATTAGTAGATAGTTTTGCTTTTACATCTCAAAATGATGTAAACTATGTATTCAATAGAGATGTACAACTAACAAAAACACTTACTGATAGTGAATGTCTTATACCAACTTTTAGAAAGACTGGAAGCACTTCCAGTAGTGATAAATTTTATGCAACATTAACGCTTTTAATAAGCACAGACCCACGACAATAATGAAAAATATGATAAAAGAAAATGCTGACGTTCTAGGCTTAAATAGCGTATCTCTA